CTCCCAGGTGTACTGTTATCGGGATAAAGGGTAGATCGTGAGATTCCATATACACGAAGTCCTGGCCAGATCCCACCCATACATACCGGTACTTCCAGTCCCATAGTTGTTTCAGGGTTACAGTCGCCCACCTATTCTCAGGATCGTCTAGATGATCCTTAGCGTCCTCCCCAAATTCATCAAGTACATCCCCAACAGTGGTAGAAATCTCCTGGTAATACGCTCTCAGTCCCAGCCTATCCAAATCTGGGTACCTGTTTCTGGGCTCCCACACCTCCAGTAAATACGGTGTCACCCTGGCAATTTCTTCCAGTCTGTAGATCGCTGCCTGGTTGGGCTCGGTCTTGTCCTTCCTGTTTGCGTGTTCCAGCAGGTCAGCAGTTCTTGTGATCCCAATATGCACCTCTCCAAATAAATTCAATGATAAGGCCACATCATAATTAATCGGGTTCATCGCAACTCGTGAAGCAGCTCTAAAGATCCGATCCGCAACGCCTTCCAGTTCATCTGCGATATCCATCACATCTGCCGAGTTCATGTTTTTCGGCACCGAGAAAGCTGCATCTGTAACACACAGTAACCTGTTTGCCCCTAGAATCCTGTTGCGTACATCCGGGGATTTAACGATTTTGATTCCATCCACCTTCTGTTTTATAATCGATTCCTCAGACCAATTCATCAGGTATTCATCCAGGTAATTGTCCTGGTCTGTCACCCTCTGGCTGTGCGCCCCTTTCAAGTGCTTTGTGTACTTGTCAATATAATCATATGTCTCGCTCATATTAATTCTCCGCTACAATCTACTGGATGCACGTATCATCTGCTCCATCGGTGACATTTCAACTTTCGTTTTCTTAGTGCTGTCCACCAGCGCCCTTACGTTTGTCAGTCCATATCTCAACGCATCATACGCATGGTCCTCTGCATCCGTGTCAACATCTTCTGTCACCTGGTCCTTCCGGGTGGCCAGCGGCAGCGCCGGTAATGTCTCTATCAGATTCTTGCAGGTGCTGAAGATTTGCAATCCTGGCAGCTGGTCTGGCAGCCTGCCTAATAACCGATCTACCTTGCGCTTACCTGATAGCCTGTCGTTATCCGCTTTCGATAACATCACCCCTTCCTCACCATATTCCTGTGCTGTGGAATACACCTCACCCCTCCGGTTCTGCCTGGCCCACATACTGGGATCCGCATACGTAATCGCAATATTCTCCATTGGTGGTGTCATCTCCACTATCATCCTGGCTTGCTGTCGGTCTGTCAGCTCTACCTGGTACAGTTCCCGGTAAACATAAATCCGCTCCGTGTCTGGGTCTTTCATCATCCACAAACACGCGAACGGTTTAGCATAACCCCAGTCAATCGCCCTCCACTTGACCCAGCTCTCTGGTATAGGCCGAGGATCAATGACATGGTATCGCTCATCCCATTGTGGGAAGACCATGCCCTCGAACGCATCCCAGTCCCCATCACGCCAGGCTTTACCCAGTGGTCCCGTCAGGCTGAGCAAGTAATCAATGTACTCGGTGTCAAGAAATTTATTGTCCCTATAGGTGCCTGGTATAAACCTCACTAACCCACCCAGGAATAAGCTCTCTCTCTTCCTCCGGTACGGATCTACAAATGTTTTCTTGACCCACCGGTGCCCGATCCCTCCAGGGTTTGTGGATATGTAGAAACGTACCCGCCATTCTGGTCGGCTTGTCCTTAGCGATCCACGCAGTTTTGTGATTCTTTCCTCGCTGATCTGGGTAATCTCTTCGACGACAATCTCGTCATACTCAATACCCAGGTACTTGTCGATGTCACGTTCATTGTTGAACCCTCCAAGTAGGATTCTGGATCCATTCGGGAACGAGACGCGCCCTTTAGACGGGATAAAGTTATGATCGATGCCATAAAATACCCGATTCGTTAGGTCCTCCAGGCTTTCTGCAGCTGACCGTTGGATCTTCCGCAGGATTAAAGTTTTGAGTCCTTGCACACGTTGGCAATCATCCAGCCCCACCTGGGCTAATGCTGCATGTGATTTTCCAGGGCCACGAGCCCCACCAAACAGGATCCAAACAGGTCCATCGTGTTTGTCGCACTCTCTTGCAGCTGAATGAAATCTCAGCTGCTTTGGCTGAGCCACATATCCCGCAGACACAAACCGTTCAACCTGGTCCCGTGGGCAGCCGGCATCAATCGCCGTATCAATGTAGGTCAATGTCTGATTATTCGCTTTCAGCCGATTTGCTGTCACCGCCATAAACCTTGTCCAGTTGCTCTTCAAAACCCTCGATTGTCACGTTCACGCTTGGCGACACCTTTATCTTTTCGTGTACCTTCAGGATATCCACCAACGCCTTCTGTGGGTCAAGCCACTCGATCTCAATGTTGCTTGTTTGGATCTCTCCTAGACTCTTTGAAGAAACCTTATATTTTTTTATGAGTTCGGCGTGCTTTGTGGCTACGTCCGCCATGTTGTAACCATAATTCTGGCCCAACCACTCGAAGGCTTCAGCGTGCTCTGCCCTTGCGATCCGAGTCAACCGCGTCATTGCCTCATCAGCGTCCATCACCAGGTCGTTCATTCGGGATTCAATATACGCCAAAACCTTATCATTTTTAAACATTCTACTACCCTGAACGTGGGCAGATCTTGGTGAGTATCCAGCCTTTATCGCGGCCTTTGTTGCATTATGTTCTTTTAGCCAATATTCAGCGAACAACCTCCACTGTTTCCTCATATCTATCCTCCGGTAATGGGGGTACGGACAACCCATTTTCCAATAACATGAGTCGTAATTTTGTTATGTACTCCCACAGTCGGGTATTATTGCGGTACATTCGGGCGTTTTCTCGCGATAACTTATCCACCCTCTCCCGCAATTGTTGTAATTCCGTCAGTTTAGCACTGGTCCTGCTTGCATACCACGAGCCAACCAGGGCACCCAACGCCGTGCATACTGTTGCGACCGCTCCTATGACCGCGGCCAAAACAATGTCACTCATCCCCATCATCCACAAACTGTACACCTACCTGTCCCATGACATCCGCGATAACCTTCGTCATAAGATCCTTCCCGTTGTCGTATAGCAGGGATGGTGTGGCTGCCATCACAACCGCATAGATCACGAGCCAATACCATGCGGCAAAGGTTTGCGGCACCCCCAGCTCAGCAATCTGCAGCCCGCTTCCTGCAAGAGATCCCAATCCCAACGCAAAGCCCAGTTGTGCCTTACCCTTCAGCCCAAATCTCCCTGCCAGGAAGGTCAGCGCCATAACCGCAGCGATAACCATCGGCGCATTGTTCACCCCCGCGTTCAAAAAAGAAACAAAATCAAAGTCCATCACACACTCTCCTTAAACAAAATCCGGGCCAGCTCTGGAGTTTTCCAGTATACTGACCCGGCGGATACCCGCTCACTGACGGTCACGTTAAATATTCAGTTGAATATATTATAGCATATCATCTCATTTGCTTTCACTCATCCTGCTCCCACTAGTAATCCAGCTCCTTGAGCTGACAATGCTGTGTAATCTACCATTTCTGATCCTCACTACTACCTCTCCATGTTGTTTCGCTTTGATTATCTCCAAACACAGGTCAATCATAAACTTGTGCTGCTCCGGCGTGAAGATATTCCACACCCCCAACACCGGTTCATCACTCATTCCAATCTCATCCTTTCTTATTTGCAATTAGTCACGAAAAAACCTGACTTTCTGCATACAATATAAACCCAGTTGTATTTTTACTCATTGTTGCCCGTAGATATGGTCTCTTTGTCATTCCAACCTCATCCTTATCTGTCCGCCGGCATTTTCCTTGCGCCAGGCCGCTTTATTCTTGCACCGCTGACAATTACACGCCTCGTCAGTCCACTCTGGGTCATCCATGTGACTTACCAGCCCGCACAATGGCCAGGGATAGTCTGATGTCTTTAGTGGATAACCCACACACATCACCGGTAAATGCACAAGCTCAGCAGATTTAACGTTCATCACTCATTCCAATCTCATCCTTATCTTGCGCCAGGACACATTGATAGCGGTGTTGTGATAATGCCATCCAAATCTCGAACCCGAGAACTTCACTACCAATCAC